AGAAGAAACTAAAAAATCTTTAAATTTATAGTATCCTAGGTAATGGGCATCGAAGCGAGAGTAGAGATGCCCATTTTAATTTATGAATAATGAGATAAATAAAAGTCCTGTTACGTATGAAGATTGGTTAGATCTTAGATACGTCATAATACCCACTGACCAAAAAAAAGCCAGGGTCAGTTGGAAGAAAGAAGATTTTACTTTAACGAAAGAAGAATGGAAAAACAATCACTCAAAAGCACAGATAGCATTAAGATTAGATAGTCATATTGATTTAGATATAGACAATCCTGTAGTTAGAAGATTTATAACACATTATTTAAAAGATTGCGGAGCAATTTATGGTAGAAGAAATAACCCTAACAGTCATTACCTTTGGAAAGGTTCTTGTGAATTTATACAATATATATTGCCAAAAAGTTTTGAAAAAAATTATAAAAAATTTCCACATGGAGCAACTATTTGTGAATTAAGAAGTGGTAAAGAAAGATATACTATAATTCCAGAGTCTCCTTATGATGACAATGGAGAGACAGTAGAGTGGTCACATTTTAATAGTATTCATGAATACAGTGGTAACGTAGTGGTTGATGTTAGTAAGATTGCTCTGTCAACTGCTCTTACAATTATTTATCCTTCTACAGGTTCTAGAGACATTTATTGTACAGCCATAGCTGGAATTTTAATTAAAAACACAGATTGGACAACTGAAGAAATAGATAGTTTTGTTTACAACATTGCTATTGAAGCAAATGATACTGAAGCAGACGAACGTAATCAAAAAGGTACAACAGGAAAAAAAGCAGATCATCTTTATGGTATTCCAAAACTAGCCGAAGTTTTAAATGTGGATCAAAAAGATATAGTAAAATTATTTAATTGGATTGGTGTTAAAAATAACAGCGAAGAAATACAAGAGCACATAGGTGATATAGTTGAATATGGTAGTGATAGGTATTTTGTAAAAATTTATTCATTAGAAGATGGCAAGAAAATAGAAAAAGACATAACTGTAGAAGGACCTCATTTAATGAAAAAGAAAATTTTTTATGATGAGGTAATGAAACAGGCTGCTGTTTTTCTACCTTTTATGAAAGAAATGGATTTTGATAAAATGATGATAGCAAAGTTTCAAGCAAGAACTAAATCACAAGACTACGATCCCGAGTCTAGTGAAGATGTAAGATTTATAGGATGGTTTGAATCTTTTATAGATAAATTTAAAGCTTACACAGATAAAAAAGAATTAGCAGATTTTAACATGCCTTATTTTAATATGAAGAATAGTAGTTTGGAATTTAATTTAAATAAATTTGACGAATTTTTAGCTGAAAAGAGAGTAACTTTAGCAAGAGTAGATCTTGTTTTAAAATGCAAACGTGTTTTAAGAGCTAAAAGATACAGAGGTAAATATAAAGATCCAACAGGTATAGAGCATTCTTGCCCTTCTTATAAAATAGATAACTATAATATAAATAAGGATCATTTGATCATAGAAGGAGAAGCTCAAGAAATAGAAGAAAGGACACTAACACATGAAAACGCCTAAATTTGTATCTGGTCCTCCAGGTACAGGAAAGACTCACATATTTTTAATAGAAAAATACAAAGAGTTATTAAAAGACTACGACCCAGAAAAAATAATAATGTTGTCACACACAAAGGTAGCTGCAGAAGAGTTAAGAGATGCAATATTGAAACTGCCAGAGATGATAGAAAGAGGTTTAAGAAAGAAATTTTTTAAATATAAAATTTGCACCATACATGCTTTTTGTAGAAGTAAATTATTAAAAAAAGAATTAATAAGTTATGCAGATTATCTTAATTTGTGTGTAGAAAATAGTGGTTTTAAAGCACAAAGAACAACTCCTTCAGAATTTGATAATGATAAACATAAATTTTTTAAATTTCTTGGAGATGCTTTTGGACAAGGAAGAACAATTAAAGAGCATTGGAATTCTTTAAGAGAAACTAGTTCTAACTATCACCCTTACAATAATTTTAGAATGATTAGTGAAATGAAAGAAGTATATGACAACTATAAAAAAGTTAATCAAATGTGTGATTACGATGACATGATAAGAGATTTTATAAACGATGCAGTTGATCCTGATATTGATGTTTTAATAGTTGATGAGGCTCAAGATAGTAACATTCCACAATTAAAAGCATTAGAAAAAATGTCTACAAATGTAAAAGAATACTACATGGTAGGAGATGCTGATCAAACAATTTTTGAATTTTCTGGCGCTAATGCAGATTATTTTCATAGACTTTCAAAAGATGCAAAACAATTAAAAGATGGTCTTAGATGTGGTGAAACAATAAATAATTTATGTAAAAAAATAATACAACCAATATGGGATTACTATGGGTATGAAAGAGTTTGGAGACCTGCAAAAAATGTTATTGGAAATCATTATTATCTACCAAGTCTTAAAACAAATTGTTCATCTATGGAAAAATTATTAGATAAAATAAAAAATACAAAAGAAACTTTTCTATTTACTTACAGAGGAACACCTTCTGGAAAATGGGCAAGAGCTTTTTTACACTATCATGGAGTAGAGTTTTGTCACGTAGGTAGTGATCCTTACGTTTCTAAAAAAGAAATAAGATGTCATAAAATGTGGCCAGAATTTGTAAAAGGAGAAGAAATGTCCTTAAAACAAATAAAAGAATTTTGGACATACATGGGTCAACAAGTCATTGTAAGAGGAAAAGGAGAAGCAACTTTTGAAGGTTGGATAAACAAAAAATATCTTATTCAAGAGTTAATAGAAAAAAAATATTTACGTGTAGAAAGCCTTGATTTTACTGACTTTTATCACACAAGAATTAAATCAAAAACAGATGAAGAAAAAATTAAATACATAAATAATTTAATTAGAGAAGGTGTTGATACCGAAGGAGAGACAAGAGTCTACTATGGAAACATACATAAAGTTAAAGGACAGACTTACGACAACGTAATAGTCGATGAAACTTGCACTAGAAGAGAAGATTATTTTACTCAACTACGTTTAAAATATGTAGCGTATAGTAGAGGTAGGGTAGATTGTTGGACTGTAGCATCACAAGATAGATATACATTAGGAAGAAAATATGACAGATAAAACTATATTTAAAGGTATGCAATATGATTGTTTAGAAAAACAAGTTGGAGGAAAACATTACAAAAATTTTAAAATCCAACCTGCAGAGTTTATAAATGAAAACAAATTGCTTTTTGCAGAAGGGAATGCTATAAAATATATATGCAGGCATCCGCACAAGGGGAAGCAAGAAGATATAAAGAAAGCAATACATTATTTACAAATGATATTAGAAAGGGATTACGATGTGTAAAACACCAGAAGATTTAGATTTAGATGGTATAGATACAGTTGCAGTTGACTTAGAAACTTATGATCCTAATTTAAAAACAAAAGGTTTAGGTGCTATAAGAGGAGATGGTTTTGTGTGTGGAGTTGCAATTGCAACAGGAAAAGATACTGTTTATTTTCCATTTAATCACGCAGATATAGATTTATCTTTAGATAAAAAATTAAAATTATGGGAAGCTTTAGATGAAAAATTATTTCAAAATGAAAAAATTACAAAAGTATTTCACAATGCAATGTACGACGTGTGTTGGATTAGGGCCGTAACAGGTAAGAAAATGAAAGGTCGTATTGTAGATACGATGATTGCAGCTTCTGTAATTGACGAAAATAGATTTAAATATTCGTTAGATTCTTTGTCTAAAGATTTTTTAAATGAAAAAAAAGGTGGGTATGATCTACAAGAAAAAACTCTTGCATGGTCTAAAGGAACAATCAAAGATCCAATGAGTAATATGCACAAGTTACCTGCCTCCATTGTAAAAGATTATGCAAAACAAGACGTTGATTTAACTTTAAAGTTATGGAAATTATTTGATAAAAAACTTGACGAAGTATTATACATTAAACCAGAAGACAATGTAGAAAAAACCTCTAGAAGTATATTTGAATTAGAAACAAAATTATTTCCTTGCTTGGTTGACATGAAATTCAAAGGTGTTAAAATTGATGTCGAAAAAGCTAAAGCATTTGGTAAACGTTTAGAAAAAACTAAAAATAATATTATAAATTATATCGCTAGAAAGACTAACATTAAAATAGAAATGTGGGCAGCATCTTCTATCAAAGCTTTACTAGATCATCAAAATATTGATGACTATAAAAAAACACCTAAATCTGGAATGCCACAACTTCCTAAAGATTATTTATCTACTCATAAAAATAAATATTTAAGACTGATAGCTAAAGCTAGAGAATTTGACAAAGCTAAAAATACTTTTGTAGAAGGATTATTAGGGTTTGTACACAATGGAAGAATACACGCAGATATAAATCAAATTAGAGGTGAACATGGAGGAACAGTAACTGGTAGGTTTTCTATGAGTAATCCAAATTTACAACAAATACCATCTAAAGGTTATATTGGTAAGAAAATGAGAGAATTATTTATACCTGAAACAGGTAGTGAGTGGTATAGTTTTGACTACAGTCAACAAGAGCCACGTATTGTGGTGCATTATGCTATTAAACTAGGTATGGCTGGAACTGCAGATTTACAAAAAGAATTTGACAAAGAAGATGCTGACTTTCATCAAATAGTTGCAGACATGGCAAAGATACCTAGAAAACAAGCAAAGACAATTAACCTTGGTTTGTTTTATGGCATGGGTAAAATAAAATTACAAAAAGAATTAAATTTAGATTCTCAAAAAGCCAGAACTTTATTTAATACCTACCATGCTAAAGTTCCATTTGTAAGACAGCTATCTCAAGATTTGTCAGAGTTTGCAAGTAATGAAGGATTGCTATTTACATTAGGAGATAGGTTTTGTCGTTTTGATAAATGGGAAAGTAGGGACAAAGAATGGAACCCTGAAACTAATCGTTTTACTGAAGTAAAACTTTATCCCACAAGAGAAGAAGCTATAGATGGTTATAAACTAGAGCAAATGACAAAGTATGATAAACTAACAGATCCTGAAAATGAACATTTTGAAAAACATTATACAAGAGCATTTACATACAAAGCATTAAATAGATTGGTACAAGGATCAGCAGCAGATATGACAAAAAGAGCCATGGTAGATCTTTATAAAAAAGGTATAGTACCTCACATACAAATACACGATGAGCTTTGTGTATCAATCAAGGATCACGAAACACGAATCACGGTTCAAGAAACAATGGAGCAAGCTATTAAATTAGAAATAGATAACAAAGTAGATTGCGAATCCGGTCCTAATTGGGGCCAAATAAAATGATAAAATATGTCTTACTTAAATGCTAATATTCCTATACAATACGCGCAAATAAAAAAGGAGTATTTATATGACCTTAAAAAACATAAAGGCGAAGTTGAAGACTGTATTATCTTCGGCATCACATCTCTTACCGGAAGGGCTATTCTCTTCCATGCCATCATGGAAAACGGTGCTGTCTTTTATCGTGTCCCCATATCGGCTTTTATTCAACGTGGTTATGAACCCGAGTCTGTTCCGACCCAAAGACTTGATGAACTGGAACTGTGGAATAGTTTTTCTTATTACCCTGCTGTTACTAGTTGGGATATTTTAACAGCCGCATCCGGCAAATACATTGGTAAAGATAAAAAATGGTATCATGGTAAGTATTTATTTACCGTTGACTGGGGCCATCCAGATGCTAATATACTAAATTCTGATCATTCAGAGATACCGCACGAGCATAAGTGCGCTCACATAATTGCGTTAAACAACGGCAATTATGCGGCACAGCCAAACAATAGATGTATCTGGGACCTACCTTCGTTCACAGTTAAGGACAATATTCCTGATTGGAAAGTACAGACTTCAGAATGGAATGTAGAAGATACCGGAGCATGGAAAACTGAGGATACGGATAACTTCTTCTATGAAATAGAGGAAAAGAAATAAGGATGTTAAATGAATATAGTAGATCTGTTAAAAAAAAATGTAGTAATGGTACCAGTGATTGCATCCTTGTTAGTAGGGACATTCACAGGCGTTAAGTATATTGTAGATCTAACAGAGACTATTAATAAGAATCAAGCAGAAATTACCACAATAACCGACACTGAATTATTAAATTTTAAAACATACATCGCACAATTAAATACTAATCAAAATGCTATTATGTTAGGTATAGAAAGAGACAAAGCAAACAGGATTGTATCTGATGATAAAATGAAAAGTATGGAAGAAAAAATAAACGAGATGGAACAAGATTTTAAAACTTTTTTAATAATGCGTAGTCAATTGGCTGGAGATAATTAATATGGAGTGTGCCAGTATGAATTATTATTTTACAGGTGGAATCATTATTGGATTTGTTGTATTAACAATGATTGTAGCACCATTATGAAAGTAAGTGAAAATACATCGATAAGTATGCCAATGAAAAATATGCTAGCAATCATTGCTGGTGTAGCTATGGGCGTGTTTGCGTACACAGAGGTCACTAGCAGGCTAACATCACTAGAGACATCAAGAGAATTGTTTCAAGCAGACTTACTCAAGAAGTCAGAACAACTGCCCACGGATCAAGAACAATACATGTTGATAGAAGATTTGTACAAGACAACAGAGAAGTTAGAGATAACTCAAGAACAAAACATGACGAACAAGGTTAATATAGAATTTCTAAAAGCACAACTAGAAAAAGC